AACTGCCGTCTGGCGCTCTGTAACCTCAATCTGCTTCTTGAGCATCTCAATTTGCAGTTCTTGAGCTGGGTCTGGCTGTTTCGGAGGGATTTGCTCTGGATTGGTAAGGTATTCTGCGACATTCTTAATTCCACTTAGGTCCAAGACTTTTGACGCTAATGCGTAAGCGTTTTGAGGCTGATACATTTCCGAAAGCTGCGGGTCTTGAGACAGAACAGTGTGCATCGCAAGGTACTTCTGCGACTCCTTGTCGCGCTCACCGTAGCCGAGATGAAGACTAATACTTACATCGCGACGATCTGCCCACTTGCTGGGGCTAACATTGACGTACTCACCGCCCAATTCAACTAGCTTGTCGTCACTTTCATGCGTTATCACGAGTTGATATATCAGGTGATAGAGCGGCTTGATGAACTGGCTGGCGAAATTTCTTGCGATGATCTTTTGACGCTGCTGAGACATTGTCTGAAGCTGCTCCATCATTGCAGCAGAGTTCTGCTTGCTAACGGCATCCTTATTAGTGCCTTGGCTGATGCGGCTTACTCCCGAGGTGTCTTCTAGCTGCTCGTCGAGGAGCTTAATTGTCTGAAAAACATACGGGTTCAAGGGTGCCTGGATCATCGGCTGAATAGCGTCTGGTCGAGTCGCGTTTATCAGCCCTCCGGTGCGATTATCTAAGAGCTCTTTCGGATTGGTTAAGCCACCTTTCACTACAACATAGCGCGGGTTATTGGTCATAATCGAGTGGTCAAGAATCGAGCGCGTCAACACAGTTCTTGCGTTTTGAGTTGGTATTACTTTGGCGCCAAAGTTAACTCCAAAAAAAGAATGAGGAACGGGCAGTGGCGAGAAAGTGACGAATGGTTTTCTGGTTACTCGCTGCTTTTCTAAGAGGACATTGCCAGCTTTTATCACTTTGTAAAGCTCAACGCTGCCCGTTCCATCAAGATCGATGTCTATATATGCTTCGGTAACTTGTACTGTTCTCACTTGGTCCTGATAACTAAATGATGAGAAACCTCGCGAGGCGCCAATATTTTCGTGCCGGGCAAGAACTTCGGGATCAGTCTCCATTGAAACGTCTTCGTGATCACCAATCTTGTCGATTAGATTTTCGTCATATCCTTCGTCGATCAATTCGCTAATAGTCTTAAGTGTGCGGTGAGCGCAAAAGCCGACAGACTCTAAACTTTTAGCCTGGGGTTCAATGAGGAACTCCTCCGGTGCGACGTTTTCAATGCGAACCTGAGACACATCACGGTAGACGCAGACTGTTCCAGAGATCAAACCGAAGTCGTCCTCTTCTTGCTCTTTGATTTCGATGTCATCTTGAGCCAAAAGTGCGTCAAGCTCTTCGCTCGTCAGGCTGTCAAAGTACTCCTCGTGAAAGTCTTCACACTCATCCCAGAACACTTTAACTATGCCTACACGAGCTACAAGGCCGTCGTGTATCGCGGATTGCATAATCGTAAAAATGTCATTTTGTCGATGCGCGACAAAGTCGGTATACGCCGTGCATAGTGCAGCTTGTTGTACATCGTCAGCGTTCTGCGGAGTAAACTTTACTGTACCTTCCCCGGCTGCAAAAGTTTCTAAGAGCGAGGCTTTCATACTTTCAATCGTGTCGTAGCAATCTAGGCTCACGTATTTGCTATTACCTTCATGCTGCGGCTTGGGCAGAGCACCTGAGTAGTACTCAAGTACTCGCTGGCGTTCCCTAGAAATCTCGGAATCGTAGTAGCCAACCGAGCGCCTGATGCAGTCGTCGAGCATCGTGACGATATTGTCGTCGTCGAGGGGCTTGTAATCTTTTATCTCAGCCATATTTAAATCATCTCTATATAGTAGTCTGCGGTACTTTCGACAGGTTTCCAGGAACCCTCGTGAACGTGATTTGCGAGGGCAAGCGACATAACTGTATCGTCGTGACAACCCTGCTCCGCTTGCATTGAGCCCGTCTCAGTGACGATGTAAGTCATCATTTCTCGCAACGTGACTTTGCAATTAAGGCTCATCTCCTTTTTCCGCAAAGTGGCACGTAGCTGATCAATGATCAGTGGCTTGGTTTTTGATGTTGTCGTAAACCCGAGTTTGATAGTTTCGCGGTCCGTCAATTTGTCTACTTGGACTTCAGTATAAAAATTTGGATAGTGAAGATCTTTACCGAGTCTCGTACACGTTAAAATGCCGTGGCTGTTGTTCTCACAGCAGATAAACGCTGTGTTGTAATATTCGCCAAGCGCGTACAAGACGGTTGCGAAATAATCTGGATGAACATGGCCGCGCCAGGTTGCAACTTGACGGCGCTCAGAGTCGAGAACTTGAGCAACGCTATAGTCACCGTTTCTCACTCCCATCGAAGTGTCGGCGCCTATAACATAACGCCCACCAGGATCGTGCGGTAAGAATGTAGTAAGCTCACCGCGACGGTTGTTAAGCCATTCGTCGCCTTCAAGCGCCAGGCGCTCTTTGACATCTTCTGAGTCCGAAATCATCTCTAGCAATTGGTCTGGATTAAAAACTGGACGGCCCGTAGTCAGAAAAGCTTCCTCTGGTTTACTTGGATATTCCTGTCGAAATAAGTCAAGGCCGTTTTGTGCGATCTTTCGGCGTCGGAACATCAACTGACCATCGTCGAGATCAAACTCGTCAGCTAAAGACTCTTCGTCAGNCGTTTTTTCAAAGTTATCTGGAACTGNTTCGCGGTATGTNGTGTCAGTGAACCACGGAATAAAAACCGGCACATAGCCGTTGCTGCCGTTGACTGCTCCCTGCCANAGGTCATAAAAGATACCGTTCACGCCGTTTCCGGTTGACTCAACGAAAATCGCTGTACCGGGAGAATTTGGNACGGCTTGCGTCAAGCCATTCCAATTGTCTAGNGCAGTAGACTTCTGCCAAAATCCAAGCTCGGATGCGTGGACATGAGTAAGCGTTTCGCCTCGGCCTATACTTTCGCCGCCNGCAGTTGAGACCACAAAAGAAGAATCGAGAACGTCGAAATTCATTTCGCGGCGGGAGCTATATTTAGTGTGCGGCTTTAGGATTCCAGGGCAGTGCTCATGGAATCTTTTGGTCATGTCGAATAATGCGCGAGTACTATCCGCGTGATGCGTAACGACCATTGCTTTTTGAGCTTTGGCCTGAGAGACGCGGAAATAAAGGTAGCCGCCTGTGTAGGTTGATAGCCCTTGCTGTCTGGCTTTAAGAATGATTACTCTGACTTTTCCTTCGGCTTTCATCTGCTGACGAACTGCTTTGTCTAGAATCTTCTGTGCAGCGTTTAACTTTAGCGCGGCAATATCACCGGATTTTGTGCGGATCTTAAGCGCAGCTTTCGAGTAGAGGGCAAAATCAGTGGAAAGCCTCCTCCGTATCATTTTCAGCTTCTTGTCCATCGCTGTTCTCCTCTTCATCATTCATAACAGCGTTTAGGAAGTCTTCAGCCGCGCTGATCGTCACATCACTTTTCGTAGCTGGCTTGGACTTTGTGAAGTCGAGTACAAGTCTCGCAGCGGCTAGTTTCTCACGCGCCTGACCATCGATCCGCATGACCTCTACTGCCGTCTTGAGAGCTTCTTTCTGATACTCGTCTTCAATATTGAATTTCTCTGACATAATTTTTACCGCCTTTTCCGCATAAATTTTTGCAGCTTTTCGGATGGGTTTTATACTTTCTTTGGTGTGGCCGTCCGGTACTCCCTGCGGCCTACCTGCGTTTTTACGTGGCTTTGTAGACCACTCTAATCGTTTCGCCCGGCCTTCGGGCGTGTCCATCAATGTTTTAAAATAGCTCTCCCTCGCCATGTTCGGATTTTTTAGTTTTGGGGGTGCGCTTTGACGCTTTTTTCGGCTCTTTGACGGCAACAGTTGTCTCCTTAATCAGTCCTTCAATGATCTGCCTGGTGTGCATACACGACGCACAAAAAAAGTCGGCGGGAAGCGAGGTGCCGATTTCAGTTAGGACAGATGTTTTTTGATTTTCAGTCAAAAGCTTACTTTCGACGACAGTTTCGATGTGCGCCAAAATTCGCACAAAATCAATTGCGGTGCTGTTCATGGTACTTCTCCTTTTTCTAGACTAAGCGGCTAGAACACCGCCAGTTGGCGTTAGCGCGCCCGGTGGCGGCTTCTGCTGTTCCTCTTCTTCTTCCGCTGCCATCTGAGCCATTGCAGCCATAACAAAGGCTAAAATAACGGTGAGCGGGTTGGCGTGAAAGGATACCGGCATACTCTTTTTAGAGGCGCCTTGGGTGTTATTGAAGTGGTCTTGGATAAGCTTTGCAGTCTTCGGTGCGACCTGCTTTAACAAGCGGGGGTTGTAAAGATAGACCCACACTGGATCTGTCGCACGTTCACCATCGTTTTGTGTGTATTTCACAAAGTCTTTGGCCTGATCACCATAAATTGGATCGTTTAAAAATGTCATCCAAGCTGTCAAGTTTGGCCTGACCTGCTCCATCCCCCCGTTGACCGGAACACGGACTTTTTGCTGAAGATTGTCAATTTCAGCGCGAATTGTTGAGTTACTTTTGTACTTTTGAGCCAGGGTTTCGCGAAAGCTTTTGAAATAAAACTGATCGTTGAGTAACTGTCGCGACTCAAGGCCGTGGCCTATCTCGTGAAGCAAAGTTAAAAAATGGCTCGTGTCGAATTTCTCAGCGTGNCCCTTTGAGTCATAAGTAACGATGTTACCGCCAGTCCGGTAGGGATCTTCTGCATCTGGNAANAACGCAGCGGCAACCCCAGACATCGTTGGATCAACGCCCAATGCTTTATTNAACGCCTCCACGTTTTCGGCCATCGAATAGGTGATGCCCAACGCTTCCATCATTTGTCNCGCCTGGTTCCAGTCGCCAATGCCGTTTTCGTACTTGCTACCCTTTTTACCAATGTCAAAAACAGCGGCAGCGTCGGGCATACTTGTGTTTACGACGCGAGGACTTGGCTTCGGTATTGGCCTTGCGGCTTGTGGAGTGTATGGGGCTAAAGCGGGGGCGCCACCTTGGACAGAGTAGTCTGGCGCAAATTTACTTTTAAGACGCGCTAATTCTTCGTCTTGTATCTTTTCTCCATCTGCCCATTCTGTAACTCGGACACCCTCTTTGCCGGTGTAGTCTGCCGAGTGGTCTGGATCATAAACCATAAAAACCACATCAGGTTCGCCGTTGTTGTAGTCTTTAAATGTGTCTTTGCTCCAGCCGGGGGGTGACTGAGTATCGTCCCAGGCTAACCGCGCTACGACTTTAAGTCCGAAAGGACTATATAAAGAAGGAAGAACAGTATCAAACGCATCAGATTTACGACCTCCGCTTTGGGCCGCGAGGTTAATCAAGTGCGGATTGACGAAAGGATTAGCACCGCCAGAGAAACCTGAGACCATGTCACCAGATTCTGTAACTGCAACACCCGCATCGCCATCGGGCGTCATAAATAGTCGCCAGTTTGCGTACTGATCTGCGTCGTAAACGTGTACAGCAGCGGAGTAGGGATTAGACGATTTTATGTTTGAGATAGCTGATCTAAAGATCTCTGCGCTTGCAGAGCCTGGGGCTAACTCAAGCATTGAACCTGAGTAAGCCTGTGCCATATCCATTTGACGAACTAGCGGGTCTGGCAGTGTCCTTTCTTTGGCTTGAACATCGCCTAGAGGGGTTGAGCGCGTACCATCTCTAGCAGCGTCTCCGTTGAATGCTGTGGGAATCCGACCCGCATCGCCGCGATTAGATCCGCTTCCATCAGGCTCATACGCCCGGATGTTTTGGATAACGCGCCCTCGGACTGCGGTGCGGCCTCCTTCGACATCGGAGAAATCTCTCTGGACATCTTCTGCAAAACGCTCGTTAACGCTTGCTTCTCTTTTGCTGAATTGAATGATGGCTTCGTCGAGTTTTGCACGATTTACTCCTTCCTTCTCAAACCACGGGGAACCAGTAACTTTACTGATTTTCATTGATTTAGGCATTATGCCGTTTTTCTTGTTCGATATATAGTCTAAAAATTTAGGAAACTGCACATTGTCAAAATAGTACGGTGTACCGTCCTTGGTTGAATAAAGAAAGAATGGCTTGCCGTTAGCTGCGCGACCATAAAAAGTACCGAATGCGCGGCTGTGATATCTTCCTTCGGCAGCCATAATGTTGGTGTAGGCTTTTTTCATGTCGCCAGACATAGCCTCACGGAGTATCCCTTTCATTGTCGGATGTGCAACAACTTGCCCGGAATCGCGAACCCATGATTCCCAATGGTAGCGCCCGAGACTTGCAGACTCTGGACGCCCTACTCTCGCGTAAAGTTCATTCATACGTAATGTAAAGCTTCGCTCAATCGCCTCGTATCTAGCAAGACCGTGGGCGCCGTCAAGAGGATCATTCATACCGTCGCTATAAATGTTAGTTCCGTATCGGGCTGAGTCCCATCCATTGTTAATTTGAATACGATCAAGCACAACGACATCCTCTCGACCAGACATCAACAACGCAAAACTAAGAACCTTATTCTGCATACCGCTGTTTGGCGCCAGCGCATGGAACTGACGGCGAACCTCTGCACTGCTGATTGAACGATCAGATATAAGGTCATGCAAGTGACTCAGCACGGGTCTACCATCAGGCATTCGGCGCGAGGCAACTTTTAAAAAGTTTTTACCAAAAGCGTTCATGTTGCTGACGGCAGATCGGCCAGCGGAGCCTACAGGCATAAAATATTCGCCACCGCCCATATTTCGCGTTCCATCACCACCTTTTTCCTCGCCTCGGACCTGAGACCAGCTTATATAGTCTGCAATGTCTGCGGGAGTCCACTCGCCATCAAATGCGCGCTGGATATACTTTTCTATTTTAGGGTCATTAATGACATCTAAATAAGCTGATTCTTGTGGATTTGCAGACTGCATACGTGACAGGAAAGACCAAAGTAAAAGCTTTGCAGTGGTCATCTCGCTGGCAATACCTGATTGATACAGCGCATCCATATCTTTGACAGTGTCTAATCCTCTGCCAGCGGCAGCTATCTGCTCGTCACTCAGTTCCTGATGTTTAGCAGACCAGACGTCCATATCTCCGGTCAACTTTAGCATTCCGAATGGCGGGGCTATCGTTGTGTTATCGCCAAGCAAATCGCGCTCAAAAGCTAACCAGGCATCTTCGCTTTGGAGTGGATCTGGATTTCTTTCAATAAGACCGTCTAGCCCAGCCATTGTTGCTTCTGCATTACCAGAATTTATAGTTTTGACAATAGCAGATTTGCCTCGGACTTCACCCTCACTTTGGACCGTGTACTCGGTGTAAACGCCGTGGACTTTTTTGCGCGCAGGTAGATCTGGGTTTCTAGCAAAATTAATCTCGCCGCTGTTCTTTGTTTGTAAATTAGTTTGATACTCTTCGTAACTTATACCATCTTGAAAGGCTCTGATGTCAAGATTATCTTTAGGGTCGTAACCGTCATAATAATCAGGGTCAGAAGCTGCCATAACGTGGTCATTGAGGTTTAAACTCGGGTCAATAACAATATCGGTAGCCCAGCGACCTCCCTGTTGTTCCCCATAAATAGTAGTTCCTAATTCATGGTCACTTATCCTAATCTCCTCTGGACGGCCCTTCATTCTTTCTTCTTTTGTTTGTGGCCTCTCAAAATAAACTGAAGTAATTTTGCCGTTTTTCTTTGATGTGTGAGTTCTCTCAAATCCCAATTTTTTTAATTGTTTAGCCAAGTTTACAACGGTTAAAACTGGGCCATCAGGCATTCTAGCAAAATCGATTTGGGGATCAGGGACTGTATCAACCCTAGCATAATCAGCCTCAACATCACCGTCTTTTGGCTTTGCGGCTTGCTGCTGGGCAATCGCTTGCGCGGCTGGCATAAAGTATTTCTCAACAGCCTC